ATCACCATTAGCATTAGTTCTATTACTATTAAATGTGATCTTAAATCCTGTTGAATTAATATCAAACTGATTTTGAATTGTGCCTTCAGCAGCAGCAGAGTTTGGATACAAATGAACAGGATATTGACCTACCGACATACCTCGCATATTATCAAATATTTGCCAATTTTCAGCACCGTCTGCATCTTTAATCATTAACCATTGAGGCTCAAACCCAAGGTTAATAGTAGGTCCATCATTACTACCATTACCAGTATAACTCCCACACTTGATAATATCCTGATCTCCAGGTTCACCAAAACCACCGTCATCATTGTTGTGTGCAAATAGGTATGCTACATAACCACCTCCATCTTCACCAGAAACTTGGTTATTACCACCAACAAAAAACTGTGTTGAAGTAGGCGTTAAGTAATTGCTCCCATTACCAAAAACACCTGCGCTGTCCGTTTTAGCTGCTGAAGTGTTTAGCTTAATATAGTCGGTACTACCTGTAAACTCTCTGTGCCAAACAGCCCAGTCATATGCTGCGCTTGTAGATTTAACTATTATCATGCCTGGAACTGACCCAAGGTTATGGTCTATCGTCATTGCTGAACCTGTCCCAGTATACGTCACAATATCAAAAAATTTAGGCTGCGATCTAAATGTAAAACCAACATTTTTAACAGTATTATTATTGAAAGTAGTCCCAACTCCTACCCGAAACCCATCAGAGTTAAAAGAGTCCATTAAATCATCTACACTGCCTGATTCAGTAGTTCTATCGGTTCTTAGCCTAACATTAGCACCTCTAATAGTGTCAAAGATGTGAGGTGCAGTAGCACTATCTCTATTGTAAAGCCACAACATGCCTTCCTTATTAGCTAAATCTATACCTGTTGTAATATCTTGAGCACCTGTATTACCATCTGCTGTACCAGTCCACAAAGTAGTCTGAAACAAACCATCAACAAAAGCAGCAGGGTTAAAGTTAGCTACGTTAGGCCAGTTACCACCTTTGATAAGATCTAGTGCTTCATTAATATCCCATATACCTGACGCTTTGCTATCTTTAAAGTTACCATCAGGTACTACTTTAGTAGCAGATATAACGTTAGCTGTGAAGTCTTTAGTTGACATTAACCTATGCCTCCATGAGTAGAAGTTACACCTGCGTAATGTACATGCGGAGAAAAGTCTGAGTCTCCTAAATTTGAAAAAGCAGTTACTGCATTTCCTGTAGAAGCAATTGTTATTCTATTTTGTGTTTGAGGAGAGCCACACATAAAAAAACCAATTGTATCGCTACTGAAAGATGAATCGGCAAAAACACGAGCTGCTGCTGTTAAATCTCCAAAGTCTGTAACATTACCTGTGCTTGCTATAGTAACATATTCCATTACATTTGTACTTGATCCATCGTTGCCTCCACCAAAAACACCTCTAGTGCTACTAGAAAGACCATCAAGGAAAACTTTTGATGCACTTAAATTACCAAAGTCTGAGGAGTTTCCTGTAGATGATATGGTCACATAATCAATAGTGTTATCTGATGTTCCTCCCTCACGCCCTCCCCCATGAACATATCTTGTAGTTGAACTAAATGAAGCACCAGCTTCTCTCTGACTTGTCATGTCTCCAAAATCTTGAGCATTTCCAGTTGATGCTATGGTAATATAATCCATTGTGTTAACATCAGCACCAGCTGATCCGTTTTGACCGCCACCAAAAATCCCTCTAGTCGTATTACTAGCACCTGATAAAGCAGATCTACCTTCACTCAAATCGCCAAAGTCTGATCCACTCCCACTAGAACCAAGAGTTATATACTGTATTACATTTATACCATCGCCACCACTTTCAGAGCTACCCCCTGCCATAATACCTCTTGTTGTACTAGAGCAACCTGCAGGTCTTTTTTGTCCTGCAGCCATGTCACCAAAGTCTGAGTTAGATCCTTCTGAAGTTAGAGTTATTAACTGTACTGAGTTTGAAAAAGTGGTGCTAGATGTTCTTCCACCCATCAACCAAGCAAGATTTGGTGCGGTAGGCCAGTCTGAGGAATACTGTGCTTGTGTTGTGAGTGACCACACGCCATTAAAGTTAGGCATGGTTAGAGTCCTCCATGATTATTAGAAAGACCTGAACCAAAACGAACTGAAGCATCTAAATCTCCCCAATCAGAAGCATTACCAGTGCTAGATATAGTAACATAATCCATTACATTAGATGGACCAGACCCACCCATCCAAACAGCATAAGTGTCTTTACTAGAAGTTGCAGTTATTCTTCCTCTACCTACACTCAAATCACCAAAGTCTTGAGCATCTCCTGTTGAGGCTATTGTTACATAATCAATTACATTAATATTTGAACCACCACCACCTTTTAAAGCTCTTGTATTAGAAGTAGCCATACCAGGGTATTCTCCTAGCCCACCCGAAATACAATCTCCAAAGTCAGTAGCATTACCAGTAGAAGCTATTGTTATATAATTAATTACATTACTAGAACCTGTACCTGGCAGATTACCACCTGCAAAAAGACCTCTTGTTGTAGAACCACCAGAACAATGACTTGTTTTATTTTCAGTTAAATCACCAAAGTCTGTTGAGTTGCCTGTAGAAGCTATGGTTATATATTGTATTCTATTTGTCCCAGATCCCTCTTCTCCCCCTCCTGTAACATTTCTAGTAGAGTTAGACAAAGATGAGGTATCTTGATTATTTGCAGCTAAATTACCAAAGTCTGTTGCGTTGCCTGTAGAAGCAATAGTAATGTATTCTATTATATTAACAGCAGCCATTTTTACACCATTGTTTAATCATTCTTGCCCCCAGAAAATATCCCCCTAGTTGAAGAAGCACCGCTATTTCCAAACCTTTGCCTAACTGCACTTAAATTACCAAAGTCTGTAGTATTACCTGTAGAAGCTAAAGTAAAATACCGTATATCATCTCTCATACTACCTGTATCACCACCTGCAAATATTCCTCTTGCAGCAGCAGGAGTAAAACTAGCACTAGCAACACTAGGAGCAGATGTGCCGTAAGCATTAATAGCCCACACTTTAGCTGTAGATGCAGCGGAACTAAGATCACTTACAACAATAGGAGAGGATGTACCTGTGTTAGAACCTGTACTGTAATCAGTGCCGTCTGTACTAACTTGTGCAACAAACCCTGTAATAGCAGATGTACCTGCATCAGTAGGTGCAGTAAATGCTATACTAACAGTACCAACACCTACAGTAGGTGTGATAGCTGTAGGTGGATCAGGTGCATCTAATCCATCAGTACCAATAAAGCCACCGTTTTTATTAGCCATTGTTATGCATCATCCATTAATTCAAAGCTACACAAGTATGTTAAGTCACTAGCTGCAGAAGCTGTAACTGCAAGTATGTCTGTTTCATCCAAGTAGAATCCATTGTCTTTACCTACAACAACTAACGTAGCATCAGCAGGTACAGATACAGTCTTAGCAATGGCAACATAGTTTGATCCATTGTCTACACTTACCTCTACTGTAATATCAGCAGCGTTAGTACCATCAATGTTTGATATCATAAGTGTGTTTACTTTAGCAACTTTGTCTGCAGCTACATCAATAATAGATGCCCTACTTGTTGTTACTGCACCTGCTACTGTCGTAGGTGTAATACTTGATACATTAATTAAATTTATTACGGCCATTTACCTTTTCCTTTATTATCCAAATACAATTGCCATAGCGATAGCAAATCCTTTAGTAGCTGAACTACCACTAGCATAAGTTTTTAAATCTGATGCAGGAATAGTTTTCATTGTTCCACCATCATTAACTACAAAACCATCTGCATCTGCCACTGTTATTGAACTACCAACAGAAGTATCTCCATCTAATAAGTTTAACTCTGCTGCTGTAGATGTTACTGCAACTCCACCTATTTGTAAAGCAGTTGACGCATTTATAGTAGGTGCAGTTACTGTTCCAGTGAATGTTGGATCTGCTACAAAAGCTACTGTACCTGATGCATCAGGGAATGTAATAGTTCTATCTGCAGTAGGGTTAGCAACAGTTAAAACAGTTTCGTGATCGTTTGCACTAGACCCTTCTATAGTAATACCTGAGTCACTTAAATATAGGCCACTTACTGTAGGGCTTGTAATTGTTTTGTTTGTTAGTGTTTTTGTTGTTTGTGCATAGTATGTATCAAGTAAGTCTACATCAAAATACTTTAATCCAGTAGCTGAATTATCATACATAAGTATTGCATCATTGTTTGCTACTGCTGTAGAAGTGTCAGGACTAATTGCTGATACATCTGCTACAGTATTAATCTCTGCACCTGTAGCATTAAGACCTGTTACATTATTAGCTGTTGCATTTACAGCTTGTATACGAGCTTCAACTGATTGCTGTGTAGGAACTAATGTTGCGCTGTTGGAAGACATATCATCTTCATCAACAAAGCCTGTAATAGTTATAGTCCCATCTGATAAACTACCATAAGTTACAGTACCTGTTGTAGTAATTGCAGATGAGCCATTATTTATAGCACCAAACCCACTTGAGATACTACCACTGTTTAGAGCACCTACTGTAGTTACATTACTTAGAGTATCTAAAGATGTCTCCATATATGTTTCAAAGTCAGTAAGAGCTACCTGCTTCATAGTACCTGCATCATTAACTACAACTCTATCTGCATCTGCAAGTGTAGTAGATGTAGCAGACGTGTCACCATCCATGATGTTTAACTCTTCAGGTGTAGCACTAATTTGAGTAGTACTTACTGCAGCTAGTACAGGAATAGTACCACTTTGGTTAGGGAGGTTAATTGTACGGTCTGCTGTAGGATCTACAATAGTAAGTGTAGTTTCGTGATCATCAGCAGTAGCACCCTCAAACACAACAGCATTCTGTGCGTTCATAGTAACAGTATCTACTACTGTGGTAGTTCCTCCTACAGTCAAATTACCTGTAATGGTAAAGTTACGAATACCTGTGTAGTCTTTATTTGAGTCTAACACTACAGCTTTAGAAGCTATGGCTGTACCAATTGCAGTACTTCCCAAGTCTAGTGCGTTAAGTTCACCTACAACTGCTGTGATGCCATCTAGTGTATTAAGTTCTGCAGCAGTAGAAGTAACTCCATCTAGTATATTCAACTCTGCTGCTGTAGATGTAACACCATCAAGAATGTTTAGCTCTGCAGTAGTAGAAGTAACACCATCCATAATATTGAGTTCAGCAGTAGTTGCAGTCACACCGTCCAGAATGTTTAGCTCTGCTGCTGTAGATGTTACTACCGTACCGCCAAGAGCAAGTCCATTTGTTCCATCGTGAGAGGCTATATTAAAATCATAAGAACCATCAGCAAATGTAGTGTTACCAGTAATAGTAATTGTACTACCATCTGCAGTAATGCTATCTAGTGCAATGTTTCCTACGTTAGTAATGTTTGCATCACCAAAAGATGTAGCAGCTAATGTTGTAGCTCCTGCTACAGCAAGTGTACCTGCAATGGCAGTGTTACCGCTTGTGTCTGCAACAGTAAACTTGTTACTGTCCATAGTCAGACCACCATTAAGTGCTGTAGCTCCTGTAACTGTAAGTGTACCTGCTACTGTACCATTTGCGTCTACAGCAAGAGTATCTATGTTAGCAGTACCATCAATGTACAAGTTACGCCACTCAGAGCCAGAAGCACCTAAGTCATGCGTATCATCTGCAGAAGGTATAAGGGGAGAAGCAACATCAGCAGTTACTGTAACTGTATCTGAAGCTGCATTACCAAGTGTAGTGTTTCCATTTACAGAAAGGTTACCTGTTACTGTAGCATTCTCATCTACTTGAAGTGTGTCTACTGTAGCTGTGCCATCTAAGTATAAGTCTTTAAACTCTACAGAGCTTGAACCTAAATCTATATCGTTATCTGTTACAGGTACAACAACACCATCTTGAAACCTTATTTGCTCTACTGCTGATGAAGAAACCTCAACAAACACACCATGTCTGTTGTTACTGGTATCTACTACAACTTTATTTAAAGCATCAGTGTCAGCTATAAGAGGTACATACGCTCCCTCAGTAGAACTGCCATCATGTTTATGCCCACCCGATAAAGCAAACGCATCTCGTATAGCGTTATACTCTGCGTTTACTGGTGCAGCTTTAATAACCTCGTTAGGTTGTATTGTTGATGCTGACTGTCTTGCATAACCTGCCATGTTATAACCTGTCTCCTACCCCAAATGTAATTACTAAACCTTGTATACTGTGTGATGCTTTACTGTCATTTGTGACGTAACGTAACGAAATTGCTTTGCCTGATCCTGATATGTTTGTTCTTCTTATTGGTGAAGGACTACCATCATATATAGCACCGCTTGTGGCATCATCAGCAGCATACGCAGCTTCGTTATAATAGGCAGCAGCACCTGTATTACTTAATGTAAAGTCATTGGGGTTCAAAACATCTACATCTTCGTAATCATAAACTGCTGACATTAGTATTTCATTATCGCCTTCAGAACGTAAGTAAGTAGCTATAGTGTAAAATATCTTACGTTGTTCAGGGTCTTGCATATGTAAATAAGGGGTTTGAAAGACACTGAAAATATCAGTTCCTGCAAAAGAGTTGCCTCTTTCTTGTCTGTGTACTTTCCCTGTACTGTCTCCATGTATTACATATTCATTCTGTCCTATATACCCACTATCTGCACAAGTAGCAGTGATACCTAATAGCTGTCCATACTCAAACTGTAATCCATTAGGTGTTTGTCTAAAACCTCCTATAACACCTTGAGTATCTGCAGCAGCGAAGAAATATCTGAACTGCGTCTTTGATCTAACAACAACTGCATTCAAACCATCTAAGTCTATATCAAAAACAACATCTGTAAATACTGATTGAATGTCTTTTGATACAGTCTCTAAGTTTACATCACCTATTTTATCTGTACCAGAAACAGGACGTAGACCATCTTGTGAAAGAAATAGTAAGTCACCACCTATTTCTATAACACTATCTGTAGCTAGACAACCAAGATTATCTGTAACAGATTCCAATACAAAGTTGGCTATATTGTTACCTACAAGCTTACGAATGTTGTTACTGCCAAAAACATACAAAGCATCACGAAATGTTTTTATGGCTACTATAGGAAAACCTACATTTATTACACCTGATCCATTAGCTGCTGTATAGTTTAGTTCATCGTAAGGTGCACTGAAAAATAAGTTTGTTTCTTGGGCAGGGTCACCTGCTAAGAACATGTGGTTTTGAAATACAGCAGAAAATTTGGGGTCTGTAGGAGCGTTACTATCAGTAACTTGTTTATATGTAGTACCATCATATGTTGATGCAGGGTTAATTCCATCTGTCAATATTATTTTTGGACTACCAAAATTATACTTTGTAAACCTTACCTTGCTAACATCTGTCATCGTAGGGTTACTTGTTCTAAATAAACCTGTACCCGATCCTACCTCAATAGCTGCTGCTGTCCCTGCACTTACAGCTATCTGCGTAATTGTGTTAAAGTATTTTGTACTACTTACTGTGGAATTGTTTGGCCCATTCACTACTTCAGTTTGTGCTGTGCCTAAATAGTCTGTACCTGTAATAGTAAAGGTTTTACCTGATTCATTACCTGTTCCGAAAAAAGTAACTAGTCTAGGTTGTTCTGATGCAGCCGTTGTAAAATTTACAGAACCGCCAGAAGCCAATGCACCATTGATTGTTAAGTTACCTGATCCTCCTGGTGTCTGTGAAGCACATACTCCATCCCTATCATTTGCAATAACATCACAGGTTATTTCCCCCCATGAAGTAGAACTGTTGATATATCTATGTAAGTAATTACTACCACTAGAAGGTTTTCTACAAGCTAAGATACCATCGTTGATACCATTAGCTACACATACACCTAGTGTACCTGTATTGTCTTGACCTGTAACTGTGCCATAATCATTGCTGTAACCATTTATCTTACGATACCCACCTGTAACAGCAGGTTCATAATTAGTTAGCTTTATAGCAGATCCAGGTTGTGTCTCACCTTGAGATAACACATCCCTACTGGTGTTTAGCCCACCCTGAGAAAAAACTTTAAAGGAAGCTAAATTTTCAGCCATTACATATTACCACTAAATGCACTTGTCCCTGATCGTTCTATTACTGTGGAGCGAACTACTAATATATCATCTACTAAAACTCTACGCATTGCTTTTATGCCATCTTCAAAATTGTTTTGATGCATTGCAGCACTTTGTTCATTGCTACGGAATCTCATCATAAACATCATAGCACCGTCTATAACTACATGTTTAAAACGGTCAGGTATAATTACTGTATCATTATAATTTGTTAATTCTGTGGGAAAACTCCAGTAGACGTACTCTATCTGGTAGGCTGCATCTGGCACAGGTGTAACACCAAACTTCTCTTCTAGTGTTTGATATACGTAAATGGGTGCGCCATCTCCATTAGTTAAATCACCTGTATCGTCTATGCTACGATGGTTTTGTATATAGTCATCATAAGAAATAGGTCTAAGCCTCATGGGAGTGTTACCTTTTGAGGTAAGCTTTTTAAGGTAAAAAGTATCCCAGTCTGTGCTAGAGTAATCATTAGGAAAACTATACTGTCTAGTACCTGCAGTAAGATCTTGTGTTTGAGTTGTTTTTAAAAAAGGCCACTCCTGACCATCTTGTACAATAAGACGTATACTGTTATTGATAGCATCTTTAGCTAAAGCTTGAACATTACGTACTGAGTCAAAGCCTTCACCATTAGCATCTAAGGTAACTTCATTTAACCTGCGTAATAATTCATTAACTAATGTAACATATGTAGCCATTTTAGTATCCCTTAGATGTACTTAAAGGGGCAAGTTTCCCTGCCCCCCTAGTTTTGTGCTTATGCAAGCAAGTCACGATCTACTTCGTCAGGAGCAGCATCGCCTTGATCACTAACATCCATCATCATAGCGTAAACACGTAGTTTACCTGCTGAGAATGTTGCACCATCACCTGCAAAAGTCAGGTCTAGTGTGTCTGCTGAAGCAAGCGTAACGTCTGCAGCAGGTGTAGCTGAAGGAGCATATGCCCCGTCTGCTGCGCCATCAATATCAAACGCTGCAACAAATTCGTCAGCATCTGCTGCACCCAATGTTACTGTTGCGTTTGTACCAGTGTTCATAGTTGCAGATTCTACAACACAAACACCTGCATGAAGTACCCTTGTATTAGCAGGTATTGTGAGACATTGAACTACGTCACCCGATGAACAGTCAATAGCCTGTGCAGTAAGATCAATAGTTTTCTGTACCATGTAAGGCGAACGCCCTCTTTGGGAATTACCGTGTGCAGGTAAAAGCAAAGATGATATAGTAGCCATAAGTTTATCCTCCCTTACGCTGCGTTATATTTAGCAGTTACGATAGCTTCTGGACGAAGTATCTTCCTGCCGTATAGATGCATACCGCGAACGATGTCACTAAATGAGTCTGGATCACGATAAGTCTCAACTTTGTTGATTTGCTCTGCAGTTGCTACTGCTGAGTCGTGACCTGCCACGATAACACCGAAGTTAGTATTTTGGTTTGCTGTCCCAGTTGTACCTGCACCTGTTCCTACCGCAGGTAGGTTTGATGATGTGTACATACGGAAGCCATGGATGTTATTCAAGACTAAACCGTTTTGCAGCCCTGCTCCACCGAAGTCAGCATTCATCATGCGTGAGTCTTCGTCTTTGAGTAGTTCTACAAACACAGGGTCAACAACGAGCCATCTGCCTCTTGTATCAACTTGCTGTTGATCTAAAAGACGCCCCATACGAGCAATAACTTGTAAGGGAGTTGCTGTTGCAGTATCAGCAGCAGTTGCACCGCCTAAACGTGGCTTCAATGGAATTGAGTGATCACCTGCAGATGATGTCGTAATGTTTCCAAAGTCACCCTTCTTAAGCTTCATAGAAGAAAGAAGTTCGTCTGTACCTGCAGTTGAAACAGCTACTGAACCATTTACTTGGTCATTAACTGTTCCTGCATTTGCGTGTAGCGCAGACTGTTTGTAACCTGCCAAATAGCCAAGGCATTCTTGGTCCATTTGATCAGCTAGTCTGTATGCTGCACGATCAGTTGCAAGTTGCATAAAATCTACGTGACTATGGGCTTCCTCAATATCGTCCATCTTAAAAGCAAAATAATTGGCTTTATCAACAGTCAACTGAAATTCTTCATCGTCAAGATCTTGTGCTTGGATTTGGGTTCCACGAGCATATGCGGATACAGAAATTTCTGGCTCCTTTATAATTTTGACCGTGTCACCTTGGTTAGCAATCTCACCAAAATAATCGTTATTGGTAATTGCGTTAGCTACGGCACTCTTGCGAAATGCAAGTTGTACCTGCTTGGAATAAATGATTGGTGAAAAGTTACCGTTTGGTAAATTCCCATAACCACTCGCTGTAGTAAAAGCCATTGTAATTCTCCTTATATAGATATGGCTATGTTAAGTTTTACACATCATATCCACGAAAGAGGCCGTTCATTTTAGGGTAGTCAGTGTTGCTAATCAGTTGGCCTACTTCATAGCTACTGGGCCTATATGTCTGGGTAGTTCTTATTGTGGCTTAGTGTTAGTCACACGATAGAGTGGTATTTAAGTCACTCTAATCATGTTAGTAGTTATACTTACGAATTTGTTATTGTCAAGTAATTATTTAGACATATCGTAAATAAACTTTCCACTACGAATAGCTTCCATGATCTCATCAGATCGTTTCTCATATTCTCTAGTGGACATCTTGTTAATCTGAGACTCACGAAGGTATGTATTACTTTCTTCAGTTTCAGGTGTATTACGTACACGAGCCTTAACAGCCTTAGCTGCATCCTTATCGCTTGTGCTACGTTTGTTTGTAGTGATACCATTGTCTGCTTTGTACAAGTCTATTACTCTTGCTACAGACTTAGCATCATCAACATTCTCATATAGTGCGTCTTGTACCCACTTAGGCTGTTCTTTAGCCCATCCATGAAACTCATCGTTAGAACGTATTTCTTGGAAGTCAGGGTGCATACTCAGTAATTCAGCTTCAGCTTTCTCACGTTTAGCATTAATACGTAACTCTTCTACTTCTTTTAAACGCTTATCAATATCTAGTGAACGCTCTTGGGCTTTCTTATCCGCTATAGCTTCTACTATTCCTGCTACATCAGGATACTTCTTAGCCCAAGTTTCTATCTCTTTGTCTGACTTAGGTAGTACAAGTTCATTCTTAGCTGCTGAGTCTAGCTGTCCTTTTAGCTTTTCTATTTCTGTCTTATGCTCTTCAGCTTTGTCTTGCATGAAACGTTGAATGTCAGCATAGCGTTGCTTAAATGTTTTCTCTTCTGCGCTTAAGTCATCGTCTGAGGTTTCTTCTTGTGCTTCAGCTTTAGGTTCTTCTTCTTGTTTGGAATCACCTTTTGCTTGAACTGGGGAGTCCTTAATAGCTTTGCTACTGGGTTCTTCTTCCTGTCCTGAGCCACCTGTGTGTTCCTCTAAGAGTTGTTTTAGCTCTTCTTCGTCACGTTTAGCACGAGCCGCATTTCTACGATGCGCTGCAGAGTCTACCATTATAGGCTTTGCTTCTTCCGTTGTTGCTGCTGTTTGTTCTACCATTTTGTTTTCTCCTTATGTTGGGGCCAGCCGAAGCCAGGTATCCTTATAGTTATATGGAATTACTTTTTGTTTTTCTTCTTCTTAGGTTTACTTGCTAGTCCACCATCCTTCAAGCTTATTTGACCAGAAGGGTTTTGGCTTGATGCTGAAAGTGCAGTTTCTAAATCTTTTATGTTTTGTTGCGTTGCCGCTACGTTTTCTTCTCCTCCTGCCGCTGCTGATTCTAAATAAGAAGCTGTATTATCTTGTAAATTTTGTAATGCTGTTGATGCCGCTGCTTGATTATCTTGAGCTTGTTGGCTACCACTTGGCGGCTCTTCATCTGGTAAAACGTTGGCTGGTGTTGTAGTTGTTACAGGCTTATTAAGACCTAGCTTTTCTATTTCACCCTCCTTTAAACCTTCTATACCCTTGTCTAATAAACGTCTTACTCTAGAAGCATTTATTATAGCGTAGTGCCTAGCAGCTACACCATTACCCATTTTTACCGCCCTGTCGTATGCTGATTGTTCTTGTTGTGATAATAAGGTTACGTAGCCACCACCTTCTGTGCTTACAATACCACTTAGGTTAGCATCATCACCAAGTGCAGTAGTTAGTTGTTCCACTGTTGGCATTTCACCGCCCATAGAAAGTCCGTACACACTATACTCAGGTTTAAATTTCTCTTCTTCTTTGTCTTTAAAAATAGAACTCATATCTTCTTTAAACTGACCATACCCTGCTTTAAGCCTATCTGCCATAGTCATGTCATCAATTTCTTTAAATTTTGCTGCTAAGTCTGGATTTGTTGTTTTCCAATCAGCGCCAAACTTTTTTTCTAATGCAGCATTTAATTTTTTTCTATCTGCTATTGTTTTAAGTATTACTGGAGCAGCTAAAGGATTTATTGCAGCCATGCCAGTAAGGGTTGCTTGCTGAGAAGCTAAGTTACCATATATATTTATATAGTCTTGCTCACTAGCTGTACCTGCTAATGCACTTTCAAAGGTTTCCGCGTAAGCATCTCTTTCAGCTTGTTGTGCAATAGTTGTTAAACTTTCTACTTCTTGATTAATATCATCGTTGTCTGATCCAGTTACAGTGGGTGTATCTTCTGTAACAGTCTGTGTCGTTTTATAATCTTTACTTATATAATCATCATACTCTGCTTGAGTATTAGCTGTAACTATTTCACCGTTAGGGCCATACAAAGTTACAGGAGTAAACGGAGGCTGAAGACTAGGTGCAGGACCAAACAAGCTAGACCCTACATAAAAATCACTAGGTGGCATGTATGTCATACCATCTTTTATTATAGGCTTTGGCACACCTGTATTAGTATTAGACGCAGTGTTAGCAATTTGGTTATTAGCTGTAAAAGGGTTATTAATTGGATTACCATAAGGGTTAAGAGATACAGTACCACCTGGAGCATAACCTGCATTGCCCATAGCAACAGGTGCACCTTGTCTGTACATCATCTGTTGTTGCTTATAAGGGTCAGACATTGTGGCTTGTGTAGGTTGTCCTGTAATGTAGCCACCTACTGCTGCATCTACAGGTTGTCCACCTATTCGTCCATTAGCTTCCATCTGAGCTAACTCTATCTTAGCATTCTTTCGTAAATCTTCAAAGAACTTCATGCCATAAAAACGAAGAACATCAGCAGGTACTACATACTCACCTTCACTTAGTTGTGCAGGAATGTCATCTCGTACTTCTTCAGGTAGTGAGCCTGGGGGTACTTCATTGCCTGATACTGGGTCTACGTCCTTGTCTTCTGCCATAAACACCATAGTCATTTGTTCATCGTCATTTAGTGCCATTAACTTTATCCCTCAAATATTTTAGCCTTCGTAATGTAGCTATTGAACCTTGGCAACGATGCAAGTCTATTGCCACCTCTGACTGTTCTAGTCTTCTTTGCTGCTCAAGAATTAAAATGTCTAGTTCTTCACAGAACGCATCCCACTGTGCTTTATTGTTTACAAAAGCCTTAAGCGACATTACCACTAAACCCTTGTTCATTTGGTACTGGTGCTATGCCTGTTCCAATATTACCGCCACCTGCACCAGTTGGATCTTGAACGTCTGCACCTGCTGGAGCACCTTCAGGTGGCATTGGTGGTGGTGTCATAGGTTGTTGAAAGCCTTTCATTATCTCAGCTTGTATTGCTGCGTCTTGCATAGAGTTAGTAATTTTATCAGGGTCTAGATCCATGCTCTTAGCAATCTCTCTAATAATGTAATCCATTTTTGCGAACGGAGCTAGTACTGGATTCTGCGCTACCTGTAAGAACTGCATTAAGCGTTGGCTACGTACTTCATTAGCCATCAGGCTTTCAGTACCGTTAGCTTTTATTTCTAGGTCACCTCTTATGCTTTCATCAAAATCAAACTGCATGTTGAATGCAAAGAAAGATTTACCCATTGGGGCAATAAGATAATCATCTACATTCTTTACAACAGTCCTGATACTACCGTTGGCAGCAGACATAAGCATACTAATACCAGAAGCAGTACGGCCCACACCCGACACGCCTGTTTGACCATGTGCGAAAGATGGAAAGCCAGTTGATTCATCTGCTAGTACCCTTGCCTTATCAAATAGCTGCATGTTTTCACCTGCAACGTTTGGAAACTTAGTGCCAAAGATAGCTTGTCCAGGTGCACCGCCTTGTCTGCGAAAGACCTTACCTGGATGTACGGATAGGTCTTGACCTGGGACTAAGTTAGTTTCGTCTATCTCAATAAGAAGATTACCAGATAATACAGCATTGTCAACAGCCATTCTCATAAAGCCGTTCATTAGGGTCTGTGTGTCATCCATGTTCTCAGCAATGCCTACACCAAAGAAGGAGTAAGGGTTATGCTCAAAGGGTACTGCGTAGTAAGGTATACGTGCAGGTTTGAAGGGGTTAAGCACACAACGAATTACTTTACCGTTGACTGTCCATATATTAGCATTGACTTCAAACAAGTCATTATATTCTTTAGGTATCTTAATACCATTCTCTTCAAGTATATCTTTATCAACAAAGCCCCAGAACTCTAGTACCTCCCAACGCTCACTATCTGTAGATATACTATCATCGTCCTCCATCTTCATTTCCCAATGCTTACGCACATAGTCTGAGCCTGAAGCTACAGCGTCTTCAATAGCATCTTCCATAAAGTATGGTCTATCTTTTAGTGCACGTATTTGATTACGTGACATCTTGTGTCTCTGAACAACGTACTCTGCATCGTCCATAGATGTAGCTTCAGGGTCAGGGTAGAAGTCCCATACAGATACATGGTTAGTTGATGGTACAGTTTTAATTAGTGGATCATACTCACCTTCATCATCCCAGTTAGGATACTCTTTATCTATAGCGAATGGGCCTTTCATTACACCTGTGCCTAGCAATGCCATCTCAAATGCCATACTACGTAGATGCTTAGATGCCCCACTTTCTTGTAGTTGATCGTGTATCTTCTTTTCCATCTTCTTAGCTGCTACCATAGCAGGATGGAATGTCACACTCGTAGGAGTTGTACCGTCACCTTCTATTACTTTTTCAGATACTGATGAAAGCTTATCACTTACACTACCCATCTTTTTTTCTAGGTCATATAATGTTTCACCTGGCTTTAGTTTAGTTTCAGGTGTAATTAGATAAGGTTTATTTGTTTCAGTAGTAAAGGTAGTTTTTAATTCTTCTGAAGCTTTATCTGCGTTGGGGTCTAAGTTAATGTGTACTGCCTCTGCCACACCATCAGGTAATACAGAAGGATTTACAGAAAGAGGAAACTTATTGTTTCCAAATAGTACGTCTACTATCTGTCCGTATGCAGCTAGTGTTTTGGTCTTAGTAACCTTAACAAATACTCTAGACTTTTCTGAAGAAGTAAACTGTACATCAGGACCATATATACCTCTGTAGTTTCGGTATGCCCTCATCCAACGCTCTTCATCACCTAAACGAGCATCTTCAGCACGTTTGTAGCGATCACCTACAAAGGATACTATACTGCTTACACTTTCAAAGAGTTTGTCCTCTTCACTCTCTGCAGCTATTACATCATCTGTCTCAAAAGATAAGTCTTCTATTTCTGCCATATTTAATATCCAAATGTTGGGTCTGACATTTGAAAGCCAGAACGTTGTTTTGAAGGATCATAATCCCATATAGAACTTCTTGGTCTAGTCATTATACCGTAGCGTAAAGCGTCATACAAGTGATCTTCTGCGTGAGTATCTACATCTTCAGGGTTCTTTTTATCTAGCGGTATCGTAGGTATCTGTGCTATAGTGTTGGTGCAGGTGGAGAAGAACACGAGTCTAGGCTCTTCAGTGAACTCATCCACCTGCAACCTACGGTGTATCTCATTCTTACCAGACACTCTAGATCCACGAGAGCGATCAGAAGGACGCCAACGGCAACCCTTCATGTTCATTTGCTCTGCTAGTGATGGTCCAGTATCGCCTCTGTTGTGCCAAAGTGATGAGTCCAAAACACCGTACCTCATTGTACCATCTTCTGCTTCTGCTTCTAATATCATGTCAGCTAAATCTGTAGCTGTAACCTTAGAACAGTATAACTCTCTGTAAACCACTAGTTGTTCATCTGGTGAAACAGCAAACCAAAGTACTCCTGTGTAAGAACCGTAGCCGTAGTCGCAAGCCCTGAACCTAGCCCATGATCTAGGAATGTCGTATGGGTCAACTACGTGTATGGCTCTGTTAAACTCAGGGAATGCTGCTCCTTCATTAGTATCCCAGTTACCTTCTAGTAACTGCTTTCTCTGGTGCTCTGGCAATGATAGTAGCATTGCTTCGTAGTCACCGCTGTCTGCTAGGTATGGGTTATCAAACAAACTAGCAGGTATAAATCTACGCTTAAACAAGGGCTGTCCTTCACGACTATGCCCTCTAGGAAATCTTATAGTCTCACCCGACTCAATGTTAGTAGCCCAGAATGGCTCATTTGCAGGTGAAGGGTCTATAAACATTTTCTTTACCCAACTATGTCCATTGCCTCCTGGGTTAGTAGTACCTCTCATGTACAAACCTAGCTGAGAGCTAAATGCTGAACGAAGTCGTGACCTCATATAATCCCAAGCATAAGGAGTAGGCCACTGTGTAAGTTCATCAAAGCCAATCCAGTTAAACGCTTGTCCTTGATAGCGTGTCACGTCCATGTCTTTATCTAAGTAAGACATCCACAGTCTACCACCTCTAGGTGCAATCCACTGTGATTTACGTTCACTCCACTTGATACCAGGTATTGCTTTAGGATAAAGCTCTTGACTCTTCTGTATAAGCTCTCTAAGTTCTTCAGTAGTATGGCGAACAAGTAGACCACTAAAGTTTGGATCGTTTAGACCATGAAGGGGGTCAGCAAGCATTGCAAAGCTCTTACCACCACCTGCTGCCCCTCCATACAAGACTTCTCTTTCAGATGCGGATAAGAAGCTTGTTTGTGGTCCTGGGTTTGGTTTAAACACTACTTCTTGAGCAATGTCAACATCAAACTCAGGCGCTTTTACTTCGGCTGCTACAACTTGTACTTCAGGCTCTGGCTTCGCTTGACTTGTTTGTGTAGGCTCCGATTCTTTCTTCTTCAAGGTTCTTGATTTCTTGTAACGTTTCTTGGAGCCGCTTGGCAAGCTTCCGCTTAATTGTAGCTGCTTTCTTACGTTTTCGCTCAATGTCTACCCTTTTCTTAAGTCCTTCACCAGATATGTACCTACCCGTTTGCTTTGTTAGCCACAGTGCTACTTCTTTATAAGTGTATTGCAAGATATGATTCTTTGCAAGTTCTAATGCTTCTAGCTCAGGGATGATAGGCTGAAGTAGCTTATCATTGTCAGGGTCAACTTCATAACCAAACGGTATTGTTCTAGTTACTCTAGCTATTACGTGCCACTGTTTTTCTGCACCCTTGTGTGGTCTAGGTAGCTCCCAGTAGCCAAGAGATTCACGGTTTACACTTATTCGTTTGTTCCTTCTTTAGATGGTAATATAAATACGCCACCGCTAGATGACGATACGTCTACTCTTTCTACCTTACCAAGTCCTGCTCTGTCAAGCAAGTCTTTAGCTGCTGACATCTTATCTCGTATGCCTAGCTCTGTTGGGTCACTCAATGCACCCACCATAGCCATAGCAGCTTTAGGTGCAGTACGTGCAAAGTAACTACGTGTACGATCACCTATCTCGTCTTTAAGAGATTCTACAATAGCTGTAGTACTAGAAGACTCACCATACCCTGATAGTTTCTTAGCTTGTACAACATCCCCTCCTGCCTCTTCAAACAAGACTTCAAGGAACTTCTGTTGTTTTTCTGTTAGGTTTCTAGCCATTTATGTCACCATGTAAATTACAAATCCGAATATACCAAGACCTACAGTTAAAAGCAAACCTGTTACGCCCCAAGTTACAATAGCTTCTTGCATTTCAGCTTTACGGTATTCTTGTTCTTTCTTTTGTTTGCGTATCCTACCTTCAGTAGCTACAAGCTCATCCCAAGCGGATGGCCCCATACTGAAACTAATCCAGTCTTTTAGCTCTTTTCTCATTTCTTCAGCTTTTCTTTTAGCTGTAAATATTTCTAGAGCTTCTGCTTCTACAGACCCACCATTGAGTGCTTTCCACCAAGGAGGGTTCTTGTTTTTTTGTTCAGCATAGGCTAGATCACTCATGCAACCTGCCCATTGGGTCAACTGTCCTGACATAGCTTGTAGGTCTTTACCTACCTGAAAGCCTTTCTTCAACGCATTGAAAGCTACGGTTGCACCACCGATGATTGTTACTGGGTCCACGAGCCTCCTCCAAAAGTACTCCTAGTATCATTAAAGAACTGATTGTGTTTTTCAAAGAGCCTTACCTGATAGTATAGCCCTTTCTATATCACATCTACCAATGCCTAAGTCTCGTAGCTCTCTGTCAGTCATTTGGTAAAGTTGCAAACGTGCAATCTTACGTCTAGCTGACTCTGTTCTTGCTTCTATTAATCTGTTAAATAATCGTCTTATCATTTTATGTATTATCCTTATGTTACTGCCTTTATTGGCTGTTACATAGTTATACATAAATAACGTTAGGTTAGTAGCGACAATACGGAATATCCGTTATGTCGGTTGGTAATGTTCCTCCCCAGAAAGTATTACATGAAAGTCTGAGCTAGACTCTTCAAAACCTACAATCTTATCTCCTGCAGATAGGGCAAGATAAGCCCCACCTTCTATTACTTCTTCTAAACCATTACCTGCAATACTGTGATCATCTATAATAAAATGATAAGTTGTTGTTGCAGCTTCGTACCATTGAAGACTATACTTCTTAGTTGCAGAAGAACCGTTTGATACATGTAAAAATCTAATCAGACTAACAAAATTATTGGGGCAAGTGTATATAACATCACCATCATCCCCTCCCGAAGTTGCACTAAAATCCTTAGCTGCTGAGAAAAATTTAGCGTCTGCTAATATAGTCACTTTTTACCTTTTACTTTCTTAACTACTTTAGTAGTCCATGCTTCATTCTCTGGTGTATCAGGATCATCAGCAATGTAGTGTCCCTTTTCATCTCTAGCTCTAACAGTTTCTACTTCAGCAGTTCCTGACATCAAAGCTTCTAGTTCTGGTACTTCAGTTATAAACCCACCGTCACGATCTGGCTTATCCATTACTACTGCTTTGTTGCTATCTATAACTGTGTTACCCATTACAATGTAACCTAGAGATTCTATAGCTTCTTCTTGTTCTTTAGTTAAATCAGTCATTACTTACGAGCCTTTCTATTTGGTGGTACGGATGCACCTGCTCTAGCTGCGCCACCTTTAGAGTAACCTTTTTTCTTTTTGGTCATGCCACCTTTATTCATTTTACCTTTACCGTCTGCAGCATAAAAGGGAACCATCTTTCCACCCTTACCTTTGACCATCTTCAAGCCACCTGCTGCGTAGCCCTTCTTTTTCATACCGCCCTTGGCATAACCTTTTTTCTTCATGCCGCCCTTAGCGTAGCCTTTTTTCTTCATGCCACCTTTAGCCATACCTTTTTTCTTCATTTTCATTCCATGCATTGCCATGATTAATTTTCCTCACTGTATAAGTTGTTAAACACTCGTTGCGTATCCCATACATAGTCTACGTCTTCTTTTGAGTTATATATGTGTTGGTTTGGTTTAAAGTCTGGTGCGCCTTCTCCTGTTTCAAACCAAGCAGGGTGAGTTACTCTCACTCTATTATTGGGCAACGCAACTATGTTACCTGTGTATTCTCCTGCATCTAACAACTCTAATACGTGAGATTGTTTATGTTGTGCAGGATCGTCTGCTACTTCATTGTCTGTATAATCTACAGTGAAGTAATACTTTGCAGGGTAGAACTCACCGTCTACCTTAGCTATCCAAGGAGCAGGACTTGCTCTCTCTAACTTATATACAGAATGTGTATGAGACATACAATCCCAAGGCTGTGCCATATATGGTGGTAACTCTGTAGGCCAATCATCTAGTGGTGTATCAGCTACAAGTGCAGTCAAGGGCATCCTAGCCCACATCGCACCACCGTGTATATTCTCTGAGTCATCAAAGTCTGACTCACATCCAGTAAATATAACTTGAAAGCTTAACGTTCTGTTTGGCATGGTGGTTACACCTATGACCATACAATGTAAAAACTCTCCATGATATTCTTCTAAGTTCTTCGTGTATTCTCTACGTACCCACGCTTTGAAGTACGGTATGCTGCTAGTAAGAAACGACATTACTTTCCTTTCGGTTTAACACCTCGCTTCTTCATACTAACAGCTATTGCAGCTTGTTGTCTAGGACTTTTAACAGCAGCACCCCCTTTATTGGCTCTAAATCGTCTAGTCTTCTCTGCGATTTTCTTAGGTTGAGGTACATGCTGCTTACCTGCCGCCTTGCCTTTTCGTTTAGCTCTGGTTGTAGCGGCATACTCACTGCTGCTAAGAGACTTAATAGCCTTATCAGGGAGATAACGCTCCCCAGTTTTAGCACTAGGCTTACCACTCTTGGTACGCCATTTCTGGTCACCCCACTTCTTTAATGACTTCTGTGGTGCTTTCATTTTGAAAGGACAACTCTTTTACTAGGTATCAAATGTGGTGTTTTACGTTTTGTTAAACCACCTTCTGAGTATCCCATAAAGTTACCTATAGTACCTGCTTTGGGACTTTTGCTAAAAAAGCGTGATTTTCCTCCATCGTCTATAAGTCTTATACCTTTATCTGTAACACTATACTCATAACCATTTTCTATGGCTAACAACTCTACTTGTCTGATACTTAACCTATCTGACTTCTCTAAGTCTTCATACCCCATATATGCCATATATTAATTCCTTTCTAGCAGCAGTCACATTCTGGGTGACACTTACGATTCATAATCGCACACCACAATCTTTTTATGTATCTTATCATGTTGTTTGCTTTGCTCACGTCTTGTATCCTCCACCTTTTGCTTTATATTGCTTGGCAACCATCTGCGCTTTACGTGCTGACCATTGTCCAGGCTTTCCACCTTTACCACCTGCTTTGACTTTTGATACGAGCTTCTTACGCATAGTCGGTTTGGTGTAATTATTAGATGCATTTACTACCATGCCTTACAACTCCAATATCTTGCAGTGAACTTATCTGTAGCTGTATCACAATTGTGTCTAGCCCTGAAGCTCTTACGTCTTCCAGGTTGATCTTTCTTGATACTCATATTAGGATCACCGAAACGAACTACCTTTACTTGGTCATCCTTCTTAGCTAACACAGCACTCTTCTTAGAAGCGCCTGGTGTCTTCTTAGGTTTGTTGTACCCAGGGTAAGTCTCACCACGATACTTTAACTTACCACTGGGTAGTCGCTCTACATCCTTAGTTGTTGCCATTAGTGTTACCTATTAAAATGTTATACGTGCACCCATAGTGATGTCACTAAACTCAAAGTCTGGATCTGATGATAACTCAGAGTACAACTTTACGTTTGTGGCAGGTAGGGTGTAGTCTACTACGTAATCCAAACCTGTGAATACTTCGTCAGCGTTTAGATCAAACATATCTATCGTTGTTTCTACAGAAAAGTTAATGCCACTGTACTCTACACCTGCGCTAGGTGTTAACTCCCAGTTCCACTCTTCAATGCCAGTAGTGTAGTTAATATCGTTTTCTGCACCAAGCGACAGAGTTTGTCCTGCTACTGGGATGTCCATTGCTATTGCTGGTGCAGCAACCATGCTTCCAGATAGTCCTAATACTATTGCTAATTTCTTCATGCTGTTGTATCTCTTCCTTATGTTACTTAGGGTTTATTAAACCCATGTGATCTCTATTCATAAACTTAATAGTGTTCTCTAACAAGGCTAACCTTTGCTGTAGGGCAGTAATCTTGCCTATCGTATTAGTTAAGCTTTCTTGTTCTTCCCAAAGCTCATCTATTTCAGCAAACGCACCATCTATGTAGTCCATGTTCTCTTGCACGTCACGCTTTAAGTTGACGTTATCTTCTACAGCCATCTTACTAGCAAACTGCTGTACAGACTCTTCTAGGCTTTCTATAGTAGCAGCTTGCTGTGATACCCACCACACACCACCTGCTAGTTGCATACCCATTGCAGCTACAAGTGCTATAGGTAGTTTTAAATTATCCATACTCACGTTCCCTGTCTGGATCTAGTACTTCGTACCTGGTTAACATACCTTCAAGATACATAGCACGTTCAACGTGGTCTAAGGTGTACCACTCACCAGTACGAGTATGTATTGCTTCCCTAACGTAAAACACATCCGACTTAGGAATGTGTACCTTCCGTATAGCACGAGCATCATTGTTAGCTAGCGCATTGTAGAAATCAGTTAACACATCTTCGGATGCATATAGTTGTACGCCTTTGTTACGCATTGTCAAGTAAAACTTTTATTATTATACAACAAATACGTGTGTAGACTACCAAGTCTAAGTACAAACTACATAGAGAGAGGGAGGAGGAGACACACTGTCGTTTAACTTAAACACACAGGTAACCTACACACGTAGTTACAAAAGTTGTATAGTTATTATATTATTTGTAACTAATGTAAGTGTAACATTAATGTTTGAAGAGTGTCAAGTAGCTAATACAGATATTAATTATTATTATTCCTATGTTATACATTAGTGTTTAATGACTTATGTTCAATAACTCTTAGTATGTTTAACTATTTTTGTTTTATTACTTTATTTAAGTTTAACATTAATGTTTAACATACCCCCTTACCCCCATAGTTATAGTCATAGTCAAGTGTTTGTCAATAAGTTACGTTACGTCACCTTTAAAAAACCTCGTGTGTGTATTTGTACATATACGTATAACGTACACCCCCACCCTGGCCCATGCCCGTACCCCTTATTGCTTTGCTATATCCCTTATTTATATGACTTTTTGTGTTTGGTTTTTCAGTTTGGAATATTTTATTTGTAATTATTGTAATGATTTACTTCTTAAATGTCTGTTATTGTTAGGTTTTGCTACTGATATAGCTTCACTGGTAGTAGTGTGATCACAAAATAGCATACCCCTCTGGATGTGATCACAAAATACACCCCTAGACGTGCATGTACACACATCACAATGTGATCACAAATATAGACAAGCATTGTTTCACGTGAAACATTATGTGCATAGCTAGGTGTTGCAATTATGTCACCCACACAATAGCCCTTATTTATATAGCAAATATCAAAGTGACGCCACGTCACGAAATAACCAGGTTGTGTTTAAAGATGTTCTGGTTGTAAGATGATTGCATCAACTCAATAGGAGGATTTACCAAATGACTAGCGCAATATCATATATAGATGATTTAGATACATTAAATAAAATACTTGAGATATGCTCAAAACTTGGTGGTATGGAAAACATAAGAAAAGAAGCAACTAATAGAATTAATCAACTCAATAGGAG